TATGGAAACATAGGCTTTCCGCTTTATATTTTGAAAGGAGAACTAAAATGAAACTCAATTCGTTAATCAACCGTATCAAGGATGAAACTGTCAAGCGTTCACCCGAGATTCTGGTGGCCGCGGGCATTGCCAGTATGATTAGTGCAACTGTCTTCGCCATCCAGGATACTCCGAAGGTCACGAAGCTTCTCAAAGATAAGGAGGAAACAAAGAAAGCTCCTCTTGAAACTGAGGAGAAAGTCAAGATTATCGTGCCTGGATATTTGCGCACCATTGTTGCGTCCGGTATTGGTGTTGCGTGCATCGTTGGTGCATCCAGCATTCATCTGCATCGGAATGCAGTTCTTACAGCGGCATATACAATGAGTGAAACCGCGCTCAAGAACTACACCAAGAAAGCCGAGGAGATTGTCGGCAAAGAAAAGGCTGATGAGATTCGCGAGAAAGCTCAGGCGGATGCTCAGCTGGCAGTACCTCAGCCTGTCAAAGCAAAGTCCAATGATATTGTTATCATTGACGAAGACTGCATCAAGTGCTACGACTCGCTTACCGGCAGATATTTCCCTTCCAACAAGAATCTTATTGAAAAAGCGGTCAATGAAATGAACCGACTCATGAGAGACGAGTGCTTTATGAGTGAGAATGACTGGTTCAATATGATTGGCCTCGACAGTGTGCTTCTTGGTGACGACCTTGGTTGGAGTATCGACACTGGATATTTGGACATTTCGTACTCCTCGAGGCTTGATGAGAAGGGCAATCCGGCTCTGGTTATTGGGTATGTCCAGCTTCCTCGTCCGCTGCATTCTTACTAAGGATTCGCGAAATTTTCATCGTCTATTATGGGAGGGAGGTCCTCTCATTTATATTTATGGAGGTAACAATTATGAACGAAAACACTGAGAAGACTATCGACTACAAGGAGGTTGCCAAGAAGGCACTTTTGACAGGTGCTAAGGTCGGCGGTGCTATGCTGGTTTGCTTTGTGGGCTTACGCTCTGCATACAAACTTGGTAGGATCGACGGCACACAGTACGTGATTAACTGCCTTAAAGGGTACAATCCCGATGAGTCGGCAAAGTTCATTCAGTATTGCGTTGAGAACAATCTGTAACCCCATCGAAGAGATGAGAAACTAACCGAAAGGCGGAAGGCTTATGGAAACATAGGCTTTCCGCTTTATATTTTTAGAAGGAGTATAATTATGGGAAACATTACTAAAGTCGTCTATGACACCACTCGCAACACTCGCATCGCTCAGAAGGTATTCAAGCTGGTCCTCACGAGTCTGTGTGACCCGCAGGAGTACGCTCACAGCTTTACTCGCGAGCAGAAGATTGCAGTGCTCCGGGAGATGGAGTCCATTCTCCGCAATGCTGCAAGCTACGTCCGTGCCCAGCTCGAGTTCCTCGACGGGAATCTCTACTAAGAATCAAAATAAGGAGAATGATATTTATGATGACTATGATGGCCAAGATTGTTAAGTCCGCTTATGTTAAGTTTGGCGTTCGGAAAACCAACAATGCAATGTCGGCGATTACGTCTGCATGTGCTGTTGTTACTGTTGTTGCTGCCATTGGTATGGCACGCTATGTCGGTTACGTCAACGGTTTTGAGGACGCTGCCGACCAACTGTGTGTTTGAGCGTTTGAAGGAGGAAGATATTTATGAATAAGCTGTTTGGTATTGGTATTGCTATTATCGGCGTTGTGGTTTTCGGCGTTACCATTTATGAGGCTGCTTCTGTTGTCCCTCGGAAGGCTGCTTTCATGAAGCATATCAAGGATATAGAGCAGTAAAAATTCGCGAAATTTACATCTTCTATTATGGAGGACTATAAGGGTTCTTCTTAAACACAATTATATTTGGAGGTAACAAAAATGGAAGACATGAATGTTATGATGAACGAGACTTCTATGGAGAACGAGGCCGTTGAGCCCGCTCCCGAGACTGTCGAGGTCAATTCTGCTGATGTGATGGATACGTCCAGTGAGACTACTGAGGACGCCAACGTCAAGAAAGCACTTGGACTGATTATCACTGGTGTTGCAGTGGTGGTCGTTGCAGGTGTTGGCATGGCGAAGGCTGTCAAGAGTGGTCACACTCCGATGAAGTTCATCCGCAGCAAGATGGCCAAGAAGGTCAAGGAGCAGGCGGACGACGCTGCCGAGGACTACGATGAGGCCGTTCCGACTGACAGCGAGGAATCCGTTGAGCACTCTGACAATGATGGTGCTGAGGAGTAACAATTAAGGTTTAACAAAGGCTAAGGGCTTATGGCGACATAGGCTCTTAGCTTTATATTTTTGGAGGTAATGCATGGCTAAAGTTGATTTTGATAACATCCCGAGCGCTTCTCATGCCGCGGATGCTCCCGATAACACTTCTAAGACTACTGAAACCGCCAAAAGCGAACCTCACAAGGAGAAAGTAGTCAAGGGTAAGGTTACGGTCGAAAAGAAGAATGGTTTGCAAAAACTTGCAAAATCATTTCTCCCTAACGACCTCTCTAAGGTTGGGCACACCATTGTGTACGACATGCTCATTCCTGCTGGGCGTGATTTTCTCGTCAACTCACTCATGAATGCCATTAACATGGTGTTCTATTCGAATGGTGTTGGCCCCGCCAATCGTCCGTACAACACGTTCTTCAATTCGTCTAACGTTGCTCGTCCGGGTACTAATTCCCTGGCGAGCTTCTATAGCTGGAATACACCCTCGTATGCTGCCAATCAGGTTCCCGCTGACTACAATCAGCAGGTAAATCCTTCTAGGGATTATCGTAGCCTGCACTTCACGTCTCGTAGGGATGCCGAGGGTGTTCTGAATGCCATGTTCGAGACTCTTGCTACCTATGGCAAGGTTACGGTTGCTGATTACTACGACTTTGCAGGCATCAGCACCGAATGGACTGACAACAAGTATGGTTGGTACGACCTTCGTGGCTCTGATATTAAGGCCATCAATGGCGGATTCATCATCATTCTGCCCAAGGCCGTTGTGATTAAGTAATAGGAGGATTATATTTATGAATAAGCTGTTTGGTATTGGTATTGCTATTATCGGCGTTGTGGTTTTAGGCGCTGCTGTGGTTGCCAGGACTCTCGCTGATAACTTCACTATCGTTCGTCGGAACGATGAAGACGAAGCTGTCAAGGCTCTGTCCGAGATTAAGTATGATACTATCTCAGATGCTCGTGATATTCTCGAGAAGGCCAAGAAGACTCTGCACGACTACAACTGGGTGTCCGTCGCTGATATTCTTGACTTCGCTGACGAGCTTGGATACTCCAAGTTCCTTGCATACTCTTACGGGAGTGATCGCGGTTGGTCGGATCTCGATAGTGCGTTCGTCTACTCTGCTTACCACTTTGGTAAGAAGGTCTACTGCATTCACTTCCCCAAGTCTCAGTCTGTGAATAAGTGAAAGGAGATTTATATTTATGAAATTCAATAACTTCGTTGAGACCGCTTCTCGCGTTGCTCACAAGGCCATGTTCAAGGTCAAGAAGCATTCCCCCGAAATCCTCATTGCTGTTGGTGCGGTTGGTATCGTTGCTGGTACTGTTGCCGCATGCAAGGCTACTCTGAAGGTTCCTCCTATTGTGGAGGAGGCTGACAAGACCCTCGAGATGATTCATGGTGTTCAGGATGGTACCCTCGAGATTCCGGAGGGTGCGGTTTACACTGAAGACGATGCCGACCGTGATATCGTCATCGTATATGTCCAGACTGCTGTCAAGGTTCTCAAGCTCTACGCTCCTGCCATTCTGCTCATTGGTGGTGGCCTTGGTTGCATGATTGGCTCCCACGTCATCATGAAGAAGCGTTACAGTGCTGCAGTTGCGGCTTACGCTGCTGTCTCCAAGGCGTTTGAGGAGTACAAGGCTCGTGTAGCAGAGCGCTTTGGTGATGACGTCCAGAAGGAAATTGAGACTGGCATTAAGGCCGTTGATATTTCCGCTACCGATAAGGATGGCAACAACACTACCGTCAAAGGCGAAGAGCATGACGGCAAGACCGATGACCCTTACACCTTCCTGTTCGACGAGAACAACGCTCCTACTACTTGGGAGAAAGACCCTGAAATCAACCGTATCACCCTGCTGCAGGCTCAGCGTTCCTGCATGATGAAACTCAAGACTCGTGGATATTTGTTCCTGAACGAGGCTCTTGACTCCATCGGCATGCGTGGTACTCAGATTGGTCAGTTTGCTGGTTGGATTTACGACCCGACCAATCCCGACATCGATTCCTTCATCGACTTCGGTATCTACAGCGATGACCCCATCAAGCAGGCCTTCCTCGAGGGTTATGAGCCCAACATCTGGCTGCACTTCAACTGCGATGGCAACATCATCGACAAGATCTAAATGATATTTTACAATAAGGAGAATTAGTATGAAACTGTCTAACATCATTTCTATCGTTGTGGCATTCGGCATTGGCGCTCTTGCTGGTGCCGGCATCACCTACAAGGCTGTTAACGCGAAGCTCGAGAAGAAGTATCGCGATATGGCTGACGAAGAAGTCAACGATATGCGTGAGTTCTATCAAGCCAAGGATAAGAATCGCGAAGATTCTTTCGAGGACAGAGTTCGCGAAGGAGGTATTAAGTTTGCTATGGAGAAACTGAATCTTCAGCGTGAAGACGGCAGTTCCGTTTACGACACCACCGATGCGGAGGGGAATGTCATGTACGAAATTATCAAGCCCGATGACTTCGGCCAGAATCCGAACTTTGAGCCCCGATTTCTCACACTCTTTGCAGATGGTTGGGTTGCCTATGACAAAAGTGGCGAGCTCATGGAGGACACCGCAAAAATCCTGGGACCTGATTCCCTCAAGTACATGGGTTGCTATGAGCCCGATACCGTCTACATTCGCAGTCATGTATACAAGAAGGACTACCAGGTTGACCGTTCTGCAAAGACTTTCGAGGAAGTGTGGGGTTGGGACCCTGCAGCTCGTGAGCTTCCCAAGGAGGATTGCGGCGACGGGGTCCACTTTTGGATCGACGATGAAGAGTACGATCTCAACAATATGGAAGGAGGCGAGAAATAATGCGTTACGATGCCTGTGTCACGCAGTATTTAGACTGGCTGGTGCATTTTGTGTGGGAAGACAAGAACCTGAATAATATTCGGTATCGCATGCTGTTCACGTTCCTCTTCAACGAGCCCTTCGTACCTACCGTTATTCAAGATGAAGCGCGTGCAAGTGACGCTCTCGCCATGCGCCGTCGTTTCGCGGATGAGACCGGCATTACTGACATCAAAGATATTTCCGCTGGTGCCAATATGCTTGAGATGATGGTTGCCCTTGCATATCGCATGGAGGACAGCATCATGTCTGACGATGACTATGGCGACAGAACTGGCCAGTGGTTCTGGGAAATGGTCTGTTCCCTGGGTCTCAACCATATGTCCGACAACAGCTTTGATGCTGAGAAGGCTCGTGCTGTCATGGATCGGTTCGATGCTCGTGGATATTCTTACAATGGAGAAGGTGGGCTCTTCTGCATTCCGAAAGAGTATATCACCGACCCGAACTTCGATATGCGAAAGCTTGATATTTGGTATCAGATGCACGCATACATCCACACTGTGCTCAGCAATAATCAAATCTAAAAACTGTCGTAAGAAAGGAGGAGTCGCATTGAATGCTTGATTTCATGATGATTGCGACCAGAACTTGCAAGGGGTTAATCGAAGTATACCCCAAGTTCATCATCAAAGAATCAAGCGATCTCATGATTCGAGGCGGTGACTTCTATGCTATCTGGATTGAAGAACGAAAACTTTGGTCCACTAACGAAGGAGACGCAATCAGGCTCATCGACCATGAGCTTGACGAGTTCGAAAAAGAGAATAGAGGAGCTCTTGGCGAGAATCATCGGGTCCTGCATATGTGGGATGCCGAAAGTCGTATGATTGATATTTGGCACAAGTATTGTCAAAGTCAGCTTCGTGATTCGTTTCATCCTCTTGACGACATGCTGATATTCTCGAATACAGCTGTTACTAAGGAGATGTATGCGTCCAAGAGACTCCCTTATCCTTTGGAACCCACTCCTATCCCCGCATATGAAGAAATCATGAGTACGCTTTATGACCCTGATGACAGAACTAAGTTGGAGTGGGCTATCGGTAGCATTGTCAACGGCGACTCCAAAGTAATTCAAAAGTTCATCGTACTCTATGGTGAACCTGGTTCTGGTAAGTCTACTGTTCTGAACATCATTCAGCAGCTGTTCGAAGGTTACTACTCGATATTTGATTCAAAGGCATTAACCTCTGCGTCAAACGCATTTGCGCTGGAAGCGTTCAGAAGTAACCCGCTTGTGGCCATTGAACACGATGGCGATTTAAGCCGGATTGAAGACAACACAAAGCTTAACTCTCTCGTATCTCATGAGCAGATGATGATTAACGAGAAGTTTAAGTCTGCGTACGTCAACCGGTTTAAGTCGTTTCTGTTCATGGGCACTAACAAGCCGGTAAGAATTACCGATTCCAAGTCTGGCATCATTCGAAGACTCATTGACGTTGAACCTTCTCGACGCAAGATTCCTTTCGATAGATATTACACTCTTATCGGGAAGATTAAGTTCGAGCTTGGTGGCATTGCTCTGCATTGTAAAGAGGTCTATGAGTCCGACAAGCACAAGTACGACAATTATATTCCTACAAGAATGCTCAATGCAACTAATGACTTCTATAACTTCATGCTTGACTCCTACTATATGTTCAAGAATGATGATGGAGTAAGTCTGAAAGTCGCATGGGAAATGTACAAGACGTATTGCGAATCTGCAGGTTTACAATACACCATGAACAAGAGAGTATTCAAAGAAGAATTAAGGACGTACTTTAAGAGGTATGATGAACGTCTGACCAAAGAGGATGGAACTCGTATTCGTAGTTACTATAGTGGGTTCAAAACTGAGAAGTTTGCGGACCCCGAACTTAAGGATGAATCTGAAGAACCTAAAGTTTCGAAAAGCGAATTCCCCGAATGGCTTAATCTCGCAGTGCAGCACTCAGTCCTAGATGATATTTGCCAGGATTGCCCTGCCCAGTATGCCAATAAGGAAGGTACCCCTTATAAAGCATGGGAAAAGGTAACTACTACACTGAAAGATTTGGATACGTCAAAGCTCCACTATGTGAAAGTTCCGGAGAATCATATAGTGATTGACTTTGATATTCCGACAAAGGATGGTAGCAAAGATCTTGAGGCTAATCTCCGAGCAGCTTCGAAATGGCCTGCTACCTATGCTGAGCTTAGTAAATCGGGTGCGGGTGTTCATCTGCATTATATTTACAAAGGGGATGTCAACAGTCTTTCTAGAATCTACGAACAACATATCGAGGTCAAAGTGTTCACTGGCAAATCGTCTTTGCGCAGGATGGTCACCAAATGCAATAACCTTGATATTTCCTCGTTATCGTCTGGATTACCTTTGAAAGGAGAAAAAGCGGTGAAGAGTATTAAGGAGATTAAATCGGAAACCGCTTTGAGGGCAATGATTGAAAGGAATCTTCGCAAGGAGTATCATCCTTATACCAAGCCCTCGATCGACTTCATTGAGAAGATCCTTAATGATGCATACAATTCTTCGCTCAGTTATGATGTTAGCGACATGCGTAACGTCATTGCTGCTTTTGCTGCTAGTAGTAGCCACAATGCAGAATACTGTGTGAAGAAAGTTGGTATCATGCACTTCAAGTCGAAAGACCGTGAAGATGATGGACCAATCACTTCTAATGCACCAATTATATTCTTCGACTGTGAAGTGTTTCCGAACCTGTTTGTCGTGTGCTGGAAATTCCAGGGTAAAGAGAAGAAGGTCGTAAAGATGATTAATCCTACGTCCTCTGATATCGAGACCCTGCTCAAGTATAGGCTTGTTGGTTTTAATAACCGCAAGTACGATAACCATATGCTTTACGCACGGCTCATTGGTTTCAACAACCAGGAGTTGTACGGTCTTTCCCAGAACATTATCAACAACAAGCAGGGTTTCTTTGGCGAAGCGTATAACCTCAGCTACACTGATATTTACGACTTCAGTGCCAAGAAGCAGAGTCTGAAGAAGTTCGAGATTGACCTGGGTATTCATCATCAGGAACTCGGTATTCCTTGGGATCAGAACGTTCCCGAGGATAGGTGGGATGAGGTTGCTGGATATTGTGAAAACGATGTCGAAGCAACTGAGGCTACTTGGAATGACCGTCAAGGAGACTTTGTTGCTCGCGAGATTCTGGCCGATATCGCGAACATGACAGTCAATGACACAACCAATACCCTGACCACCAGAATTATATTCGGCAAGAACAAGCATCCTCAGCTCGTCTATACCGATCTCTCTACGGGCATGTCTACTGATGGAACCTATAATCCCAAGAACAAGTTCGATGGATATGAGTTCCGTAGACTCAATCGTCCTGGTGAAAAAGACGATGGCCGCATGCACAATATGTATCGCGGTGTGGATCTCGGTCTTGGCGGGTATGTTTATGCTGAACCCGGTATGTATGCCGAAGTGGGTCTGATGGACGTTGCTAGTCTGCATCCTAATAGCATCATCCAGCTTAACTTCTTCGGTGACTACACCAAGAACTTCAAAGATATTCTCGATACTCGTATTCTGGTGAAGCATAAAGAATACGATAAGGCAAAGCAGCTCTTCGGCGGAAGACTTGCTAAGTACCTTGATGACCCCAAACAGGCAAAAGCGTTGGCTCAAGCCCTTAAGATTGCCATCAACTCCGTGTACGGTCTGACTAGTGCGAGCTTCGATAATCCCTTCAGAGATGCTCGCAACGTCAATAATATTGTTGCTCTGCGTGGCGCATTGTTCATGAAGACCTTGCAGGATGAGGTTATGGCAAGAGGTTTCAAGGTGGCCCATATCAAGACCGACTCCATTAAGATCCCTGGTGCTACTCCTGAGATTATCAAATTCTGCATGGACTTTGCTAAGAGCTATGGTTACACCTTCGAGCATGAAGCGACCTATGCTAAGATGTGTCTTGTCAACAACGCGGTTTATATTGCTCGGTTTGCCACTAGCGACTGGTGTCAGGCTCGCTATGGGTATGTACCTGGCGATAACGCGGAAGAAAGCGGAAAGTGGACTGCTACTGGTACTCAGTTCGCAGTTCCTTACGTATTCAAGACTCTGTTCTCGAAAGAACCCATCGTCTTCGATGATATGTGCGAGACCAAGAGCGTTCAGAAAGGAGCCATCTATCTCGATAAGAACGAGAGACTCCCTGAAGGCGAGCACAATTATATTTTCGTTGGTAGAGTTGGTCAGTTCACTCCTGTCTCTAATGGTTTTGGAGGTGGCGATCTTCTTTGCAAACGGGATAACGACGATGGTACTTCGAAGTTCGTGTCCGTTACTGGTACTTCCGGGTTTAAATGGCTCGAAAGTGAAATGATTCGGGTTCTGTATCCCAACGTGCCCGAAAAAGTTGTCGACCTTGACTACTATACAAAGCTCGTAGACGATGCTGTTGAATCAATCAGCTCGTATGGCGACTTTGAATGGTTTGTCTCGGATGATATTTCCGTTGCTCCTTGGGAATCCCCTGGCCCTCCCTGGGAGCTTGACAGCACAACATCACAGATTGGAGCGTGATATTTATGTACGAAAAGAAATATGTTGACTATCTCGGCCATAAAGGCACTATCCTTCCTCGTTACAATGGCGACTGGGTCTACTACGATGGACCCGATGTTCCTTCCAACTATCCTCCGATCAGATTCATCGCCTCGGTGGACACGAAGGCTGACCCCGAGACCGAAAAAGCTCGCGAAGAGTTCTTTAAGAGAGCGGCTTTGCGCAATATCCTGAACACCGTATATGGGCTGCCTAGTGCGAGCTCCGATAAGTCCAAATCCAATAATGATATTTCCAAGCCCAAGATGACCCACGGATGCCCCGGTATCAAGAAAGTCATCTTCAACGATCCTGCCACCATTGTTCTTTGGGACGATGGTACCAAGACGGTCGTGAAATGTTCGCTTGGTGATACCTACTCGGAATGGAGTGGTCTTGCTTTCTGTATCTGCAAGAAATTGATGGGCGACGAGTTCCACAAGGTCTTCACGCATTGGTGCGACCGGGATGATATTCGTAAGCCCATCTACGATGTTCGTCATACCGACCCTGGCTGCCACTCCGAGTCTGTTTCCCATTATGGAAAAGACGAGATCACTAACATGCTTGAAAGTTTTGCGAAGGCCGCAGATATTATTAACCAGTTGAGCGACAAACTCTGATTCGCGAAATTTTCATCCCCTATTATGAGAGGAGGAGCACCGAATCTCTGCTTAAGGGCATTGGAGAAATCTGATGCCCTTATATTTTTTGAAAGGAGGAAAAAGAATGAAGACTACCATTTAGCTTTTTACAATACTGAAGACGTCGATAAAGAGCATAAAGGAGGAAAAAGCATGCTTGTAATACCTGAAAAATTTGTAGATAAGTGCATTGAAAATTTCAAAGAAACTGATCAACGGCAAATTTTGGAAGAAGAATGCGCAGAACTGATCCAGGCGATCTCTAAAAATATAAGAGGGAAACCTAACTCCATCGATCAAATAAAAGAAGAAATGACGCACGTTCTTATATCTATAAATGTTGTAGCAAGAAAGCTGGGTATATCTCAAAGCGACATTCTAAATGAAATTTCTAAAAAATGTAATAAATACGGTTGGGATGTGGATTGGAATCAAAAATAATATGTCAGTGAGGATTGATATTTATGGAGTACGACTATCAAACTTACGAATTTGATTTTGATAAGAAATTTATTTCAAAATCATCCTTCATATCGTTGCTTGAATACTTAAAGGAAGCTTCCAAGAAAACAGATCCTAAGGAAGCTTATATTCTCATGGCAAAGGAGAGGTTCGAGGCAGATATCGATTACTTTATCGATCTTGTGAAAAATTATCCAAGCCCCGACTATACCCTGCCCGCATTCTTTAAGGAGGATTCGAAATGAAAAGCTATGAACAGCAGTGCGCGGAGAAACTCGAGGATATTAACAAGACCTTGAAAGAGCTTATCAAAGCGATGCGTGATATTTCCTTTAGTACAAAACTCGCAAGAGAAGATCTTTCAGAGATGAAAAAGATTCTCAAAGAAGCCAAAGGATCCGATCCTGAGTATTTTATCAACGACTATATCAGCAAGGAGGATTAACAATGATTAAAGATTCTGGTGAACGTACTGAGTTCAAAACTGGTGCTGTTCGAGACATGAAACGAGGCGTTGGTCGAATGGACCTCTTGCCTTGGTATGGCATCATGGAAGTGTCTAAGCATTGCGAGGAAGGTGCAGAAAAGTATGGAGAGCATAATGTGGATAAAGGAATTCCGCTGCATTCTCTTTGTGATAGTGCCGCTCGTCATCTCGCTAAGTTCATCGCTGGAGAGACGGACGAAGATCATTTGCGTGCTGCTGCTTGGAATCTTCTTTGGGCTTTGAACCAGCGAAAGACTCATCCCGAGCTTGATGATTTATATTCTCATAAGGAGACCGAGAGTACCGTGTACGAAGCCCGCGAAGAAGCACTTCATCCGCTCACAAGGGATGAGATTCTCCAGCGCTGCAGAGATGCTCAGGATGTCTATGTGGTTTCTAAATCTGAAATGTTTCGGAGTGGGTGGCACTATCTTCAGTTTGCTATCCCCGACAATGAGAGCGATCCTTTGAGAGTTTTTATGTGTCCGCTAGAAGGAGAATGGTATAAAATGGTCCTTTATACTCCTGAAGAGTTCGAAGTGTATGATACCGATCCGTCCGAGAGCTTGAAGGAAACTAAAGTCAATGACATCGAGTCCAAAAAGCCCACCGCTATCGAGCCTCTCTCCAAAGAGCTGCTTCTTGGGATGAACGGGAGATTTGTGTATTTGATGCAGAGTGTGAGTTTTTGGCGTCTTAAGGAAGACATTAACGACTATGTGGAGCTTGGATGGGTCAGAGTTAAAGTCGTTGAGGATGATATTTTCATCGTGAGCGAAGATGATAACCAGAATGTCGTAGCCGAAGTGAAGTTTGATCCTAGCTGGATGCGCTGCTACATTACCAATCCAATTACTAAAAAGAAGGAATGATATTTATGAATAACAATTTTACTGCATACGAATTAATGGTTATGGTCGACGCTCTGGAGAAGTATGCTTCAGAATGTGAGAAACGATGGAACGAGAGTATTACAAACGTAGAATGGAGTCCGCAAATAGAGCATACAAAAAGGCACTAAAAGAAATTTAAAGGAGAATGATATTTATGCACGACTTTGAAGTAACGTACAATGGCGATAAGGATGAATGGTATCTCGATGCTTATAAGAAGTTCGAGAACCGCTGCACCCCTGGCAAATCCGTAGAATGATATTTAAGCAAAACATACAGAAAGGACTAAATAGTATGACTACTAGCAATCGTAAGAACATCGTTAACATCGACGACACCCGCTTCATTTTCCAGACCAACTTCTCTGGCGATCCTGCTCGTGATCGTTTCGGCTCCAACCGTCGTGTCTTCAACATCGTCATTCCCGACCCTGTACAGGCACAGGCTCTGCGTGATGTGGGGGTGAATGTCAGGGAAACTCGTCCGAATCCCAATCGTGTTTATGAAGGTGAGTTCCGGCCTACTCACTACGTCAAAGTGAACGTCAATATGGAGTCCGACTATCCTCCGCACATCTACTGGATTTCTCCTGAAGGCAACCGTACCGAGTGCACTGTCGCCATGCTCTCTCAGCTTGACTACATTCGGGTGAAGAAGGTCGATTGCCAGTGCAAGCTGTATCGGAGCTCTCGGCATCCTGAAACCATGAGCCTGTACGCTGATATTGTGTACATCTACCAGGATCTCGACTACGATCCTTACTATCAGCGCTACATGAACGAGTTCCACAACAGCACTCCTGCGGCCACTCCGAACGATCCCGAGGATGTTCCCTTCTAACATTATATTTCAAAAGCTATGAGGTCAGATAAAGCCCACGTCGCAAATGGTCCGTTCCGAATGAGTAGCTTATGAGATAACTCCCTTGTAGGTGTCCATGCAAGGGAGATTTTATGGGGCGTTAGCTCAATTAGGTAGAGCAGGCAGCTCATATCTGCTTCGTTACGGGTTCAAATCCTGTACGCCCCACCATTTATATTTTAGAAAGGAGTTCGTTAATATGATTGTTCATTGTAAGATCTGTGGTAAGCCCGTTGAGGTTAAAAGCCCCAATGTAAAGTATTGCGATGAGTGTCGCAGGAAAAAGTACGAGACTACTTACCGCATCAAAAGCGAAGAGGAGGCCATTAAGTATGCTTATCAAAAGCGAGTAGAGCAGATGCGTGCGAAACGCAATGGTCCTTCCATTGAAGAAGTCGTAAGGGAGGCGAATAAAGAAGGTCTTAGCTACGGACAGTATGTGGCTAAGCACGGATTATGATTTTTATACTAAAGGAGAATCAGTATGTGCGATCAAATCGACAACTTCGACGGCCAGCCACTTTACTATTGTTCATTTGGCATATGCACGATCGGAGAACTTGTCACTAACGACTACTGTGTTGTTAAGTGCAAGAAAGATCCAGAAGTTTGTATTTTTAGACAATCCGCAGATAAATATGTAGAGAGAAGAATCAAAAAGGACGAAATGAGGTGATATTTTGGGAGGAGTAACCCTTTATGACTACCAGCTTGAAGCTCTTGACAAGATGCGTAATGGTTGTGTCTTGTGTGGTGGCGTAGGGTCTGGTAAGAGTAGAACGGGTCTTGCTTACTATTATATTTGTAATGGTGGAAAGGTAAACACTGGAGAATATGTCAGGATGAAAGAACCAGTGCAGAACCTCATAATTATTACAACCGCTAGAAAGCGAGACACAGGAGAATGGGAAGGCGAGTTCATTCCATTCAAACTTTCTACTGACAAGAAGATCAATCTTTACAAGAACACTGTAATTGTGGACTCATGGAACAACGTTAAGCGATATGTCAATGCAAAGAATTCCTTCTTTATATTTGACGAACAACGTGTAGTTGGGAATGGAGTCTGGGTTAGAAGCTTTTTAAAGATTGCAGAGAACAACAACTGGATTATGCTCAGTGCAACTCCTGGTGACACTTGGACTGATTATATTCCGCTCTTTGTTGCGAACGGCTTCTACCGCAACCGAACAGAATTCTTAAGGGAGCACGTTGTATTCTCGAGGTTTTCAAAGTATCCAAGAGTAGAAAGATATTTGAACATCGGACGGCTCATGCGACTTCGGGATAGGATTCTTGTCACTATGAACTTTAACCGAGCTACTAGAAGCCATCATTATTACCTTAGATGCGACTATGATATTCAAACGTATAAGGAAATAATGAAAAGAAGATGGAATGTAGAAACAGGAGAACCAATCAAAGATGCTGCTGAGCTTTGTAGAATCCTGCGCAAGCTTGTAAACCTCGATACTAGTAGATTTGAAAGTCTACTTGATCTACTTAGCGAGCATCCGAGAATCATCCTTTTCTACAATTACGACTATGAGCTGTATAGTATCATCGAACTTCTTGAGGGCGAGGGTTATCCATATACGCAATGGAACGGCCATAAGCATCAAGATATTTTGACTGGTCCTAAATGGGTCTATCTTGTTCAGTATAATGCTGGTGCGGAAGGATGGAACTGTGTTACGACAGATACAGTTGTGTTCTTTAGCCAGAATTACTCGTACAAGATTATGACTCAGGCTGCCGGAAGAATAGATAGACTCAACACTCCTTATATTGATCTATACTACTATCACTTCATCAGCAAGAGCCCAATCGATTCTGCTATCTATGCAGCGTATACTCGTAAGAAGAACTTTAATGAAAAACGGTTTATCGAGGGAAAGAAGTAATATGGATATTTTCAATCAGTTTGCTAGATTCTTTTGTACAGCCAGCGTACTTGGAAAAGCCACTATTGTTGCAACTTTACTCACCGCAGTGCTTTTAATTGGTTACTGGATTTGGTATCTCATTCTGGTAATCTACTATAAGAACATGGATTAAGGAGGATATTTATGATTAATTTGTATAATGGTACCGATCCGATCATCAACCCCTGGCTGTTTTATGCAGCGGATGTAATACATGGGATAAAGATCGTTATGATTTTGGTGTGTATTGCTTTGGCACTTACATCTTTGTTATACCTCGGATGTTTTTCCGATGCTATGGAGAATGCCGAAATCAGGTACTCCGAAAGGCAAACTTACATAGATCGCGCAAAAAAGCACCTTCACAAATTTAAAGTATTTCTTGTAGGAACTATTGTTTCCATAATATTAACGATCCTAATTCCCTCGAAAAATCTGATTTATACCATGGCGATTTCTAGCATGCTTACTCCAGATACAGTGGAGTATGTGTATGAAACAACTGGAAAAACCGCTAACGATATAATCAATGGCGGTAGCGAAATCATAAAAGAAACTATCGATTACGGGATTGATAAAATCAACGAATTGAGGAAGGGAGAATAATATGGGAAATCCGATATCTGATTACTTCAAAGATATTTGTCCGTGTTGTTTTGGCCAGGGTAAAGTTAAGGCAATGCAAAGTTATATGACATATGATGCCGGAACCGTGAGGGGGCCTGATACTTGGGTGACCTGTCCAGTTTGTAAAGGCACAGGAAAAGTAAAGAGAAATCAAAAATGAGAAATCCTTCAAAGAAAACCATGAAACACATGGCGAAAAGAGCTCTCTTCCAAATGGACCCATATAATCCCATCATTCGCGATATTCGAAAATGGGAGAATATGAATCCAAAATTTGCAAGACGGGAACGATGGAGATTCTATTACGCATATTTTAACATAGTATGGAACAAATCTAAGAAAACAATAAAGGAGAATGATATTTATGAAAGACTATTACAATCACGTTGCCCTTTGGATCAAGGCAAATAAACCGAAATACATAATTGTTCGAGTTACGTACAAACCCGACGATTATGAATGGCTCCTTGAACCGATTGATATTTTTGAAGATGGAAGCGTAATAATTGATGGTTTTGATTTCGAAGAATACGTAACCGAAATATTTAAAGGGGATAGACTCAAGTTTTATAAGTTTGATCCTAAAAGCTTTGCTAAGGAGGAAATCTAATGGAAGTCGGTTGGAAGGTAATTCAGTATGACAAATGGTGTTCCAAATGTAAGTACGAGAAGACAGAAGAAACCTCGGAACCTTGCAATGAGTGCCTGACTGAATGCGCTCGTTACCAGAACTCTCGTCCTCTCAACTTCAAAGAAAAGGAATGATATTTATGCTTACTTGGAATGAATTAGTTACTAGAGATGAACTTAAGAAAGAATACTGGAATGCTGCAAACGCTTTGGATGTGGCATATAACCACTTTAACAATGCCGAACCAATGTTTATTGATGCTGCTGTTTCCGAAATTGCAGCCGCTTTGATGAAAATGCTGGCTATTAAATCTAAATTGAAGAGAATGGAGGATGATATTTGTGGTCGAAATTGAGATCGTGAATTTTGTGTTCTACGCTGTTGGCATTTTTGCATTAGGGTTGGTTGTTGGCGCAGCTTTCGGGTTCGTCATGGATACTATCTTAAATGAAATTAAATAAAGGAGTGATATTTTTGGTCATTAATGTTTCCAAGAAATCTCACGTTAAATGGAACGATGAGATGGTTAATGAAGCATTGAGCCTTGGTGGGGACAAAATTTGTGATATTTTTCCTCCCAATGTTCCTTCCAATGTAAACTCTGCTCGGATCGACTGCTATGCCAATATCCTCATGGGCGAAATTGAGGATGTCCTGACGCCCAATCAGGATGTGGTCTTGGTAGATATTCACGATAACGGCTTTAACTATAAGCTTGTGAATCTGCTCAAAAATCGCTATCCCGAGCTTGCTATCATTTACCCTTGCTATAGGTATACCGTTGCTGGGCCTATATTCGAGAAGTTTAGATTCTATTGATATTTTACAACAAAAGGAGGATTAACTTATATGCTTACTCTTACGAAAGAAGAAGCCGTAAAAAAGCATAGAGAGCTTTGGAATAAGATTGCCGAACTTTGTACTAGTAAGGATATTGGCATGAGGACTGGTGATAGCATCAAATACATAGCCCTTAAATCTCTTGGATATGACGATCCTCTCTGTGCTCCGACTAATAGGTGTTGGGCGTGCGAATATGCGATAAATAAGGCAATATATCTTCACAAATGTAACGAGGATATGTGCCACTTCTGCCCCATAAAATGGAAAACGACACAGTGTCACGACGAAGGTGGAGAGTACAAGATATGGATTCGTCACCTGGTAGTTGGTGAGTTTAAGGATGCAGCCGAAATGGCAAGAGTTATTGCTAATTTGCCCGAAAAGAAGGAGGTAAAGGAAGATGATTGATATTTCTAAAACCCGTGTGAGTGGCTTTGAAGCTGCTATAAGAGGTATGCGCAATCCGCTTGAGAGCTGGGGGAGGTCAGACTCAAAAGATGAGGTCTGGTACGATGAAAAGAGCGGAAATGAGTATGACTATCATGTAGGTGAAAACGATCTTGCTCTTATGAGAAAGCTCGCTGCGGCTGGAGACGATCACGGGAAGTTTGCAAGATTCATTCATGTTTCGGCTGATATTTTGGCTCCGAGGTACTGGTGGGCCGAGTATGATACATACAAGGTGGGCACGGTAGCTAATAGCTGCTCAACAATGCATTGTATTCATAAGAAAGAATTTACTTTTGATGATTTTAGCCATGATCGCCTTGGAGAGATTGAGACTCCTAACCATATGAACATCGATTTTTCTTATACCTTAAAGTCAACTATTTTTGATCTGAATGCAGCACGAACTCTTTATCTTGAAACCGGCGATAAAGACTATTGGTACGCAATGATTCAGCTGCTTCCTCAAAGCTACAACCAGCTTCGAACAGTCGATCTTAACTATCAGGTCCTTTGGAAAATGTATAAGGCCAGGAAGGATCATAAGCTCGACGAATGGCATACATTCTGCGATTGGGTAAAAACATTGCCGTACTTTTGCGAGATTTATGGGATTTGAAATAAGGAGTGATATTTATGATGTATTGTGTTCTAAATGACTGCGAATGTTATCCTTGGGGTTGCATCGACGTTATTTCTATCGCCATGAATGATTTCCAAGACTGTCCGTATGCCATTGAAATGGATGAAGAACCGGATGACATTTATAAGGAGGATTAATATTTATGAATATAGACAATGAATCCAATAGCATCAGCATTCAAGACCTTGAGCAGTGGTTTGATGAGGAACTTGTGTTGTACGGCAATCATGTCTATATAGACACAGCAAAAGCTCATATTCTTAATAAAGCTAAGAAAAAGATTCAAGAACAGAGCCAGGCTGAACTGAATTCTAAACGTATTAACAAAATCATTCAGGTTCTTATCGAATATGGTCTTGCGGAAGATTGTTCGGGTTCGAAACTCATCGAGATAGGGCCTAAAGGTCTCGACGATATTATTCAGGAACTTAATGAGGCATTGGAGTGATATTTTATGAGTATTAAGAAAAGAATTATCAGTATGATATTTTGTGCTTTAACGACGATTGGTACGTTTGGATGTGCGTCCGACTATAATGCTTCGAACGATTCAAAGGAGGAAGATACTACAGTGTACGCTCAGATATACAATGAAGACGGCCTTATCATCGCTTACGGTGAGGCTAGCAAGGTGACCTCGAGTGAGGACAAATTGAGCTATGGCATGATTATTGAGAATACGAAGTTTAGTGATGTTCCGGATTCTCTCGTCGTGTTTGGCAAGCTTGACAATCCTCCTAAGGTCAAGATATTCATCCCTAACGGCACCTTTGACGAGAATGGCAATCGAATCGACCTTGTGATGGAGAATGATATTCCCACGTCGTTTGCTTACAACGCGAAGACCGACCGTTGGCATTTCTCGTTTGGGTACCGTGGAGTCAGCAGTGTTAGGAGTGACTGGATGAGTTGGGAGTCTGGTCGTCCTAGTCTTAACAGCTAAACTTTGCAAGAGGAGAGCGCCTTGGCCTTTGTCAGGGCCTCTTCTTTTTGTCAAAATATTTTTCTGTATTATTCTGTATAAAAATGTATTTTTATTTGGTCATCAATAATTCGGATTTTTGTGGCCAGTTTTGCGGCCAAAAATATTTTCTGCCCAAAAAGTTTTGGCCACAAAGCATCGAATTTGCATTCTCACGAATTAATTTGATTATACTTTTAGTATTTTTTCACAAAATTTTCACATTTTGCCCACTTTTCTGGCCAGTTTGCCCACTTTTGCCCACTTTTAAAAATAGTTTTGGCCACAAAAAATGACGTATCTACGTTAAAAAATGGCAAATTGGCCAAAAACCCACTTTTTTTCTCTAATTAGTGCATGAAAAAAATTTTTATTATATAAATAGAAATAGCAAAATTTTTGGGTTTTTGGCCACAAAGCATCGAATTTGTATTCTCGCGAATTAATGAGCTCAATATTTTTTTATATTTTTGTTTCGCGAAAAAAACAGCCCCTTTTATGAAGGGAGAGTAGATAGTGTCCTGTAGCAGGGCATTATCTATGAGTTTTGAACAAGGAGGTTTAGAAATGCTGGAGAATAAGTTCAAGCAAAAACTGGTTGGAGAGATCAAAAAGTTGTTGCCTGGCTCGATGGTGGTTCACTTGGACCCTAACGAGATTCAAGGAATTCCAGACCTCCTTGTTCTTTACGGTTTCAAATGGGCAGCACTTGAAGGAAAGAAATCTGCAAAGGAATCTCATCGGCCAAATCAAGACTACTATGTCGAGAAAATGAATGAGAATGGTTTTGCAAGATTTATATTTCCCGAAAACAAAGATGCTGTTCTCGAAGAAATGAAAGATTACTTTTTCAAGTAAGAACTAAGGAGAATGACTATGGTATTCAACGATCACTGGAAACAGAAAGGTCAGCACGCATTTCTTGGCGCAAGTAAGTACAACTGGATCAACTATGATGCGGATAAGCTTGCCAGTGCATATACGGGTTTTCTTGCTGCTCAAAGAGGAACCGAATTGCACAACTTCGCAGCCATGTGCATTAAGCTTCGCCAGAAATTGCCGAGATCTAAAAAGACTCTCAACAGCTACGTCAACGATGCCATTGGTTATGGTATGACTCCTGAACAGGTGTTATATTTTTCCGATAACTGTTTTGGCACTGCAGATGCCATCTGCTTTGAAGAGAAAGATTCTGTTCTCAGAATTCATGATCTCAAGACCGGTATCACTCCCGCTCATATGGAACAGCTGTTTATTTACAATGCACTGTTCTGTCTCGAGTATAAGGTCAAACCGAAAGATATTTTCATCGAGGATCGTATCTATCAGTGTGACAAGGTTATTGTTGCAACCCCTGATCCGAATGATATTTCGATCATCATGAGCAAGATCATCGAGTTTGACAAGGTCATTAACCGAATCAAGACGGAGGTGAGTTCTACTTGAATCCTGTATTGAACGACGTCAAATCCTATTATGGGATTGACTGGGAAGCGTATGAAAATGATAATACGCTGGTTCATTACGGCACAAAGCGTCACTCCGGAAGATATCCTTGGGGCTCTGGTGATTCTCCCTATCAGAGATCTGGTGATTTCCTTTCGAGAGTTGACGAGCTGAAGAAGACCGGCAAGAAGGAACGCGAAGTCCTTGATATTATCAATTCTGAGCTTCCTAAAGAGTATCAGCTGGGTACTACGGAATTCCGTGTTGCTCAGCAGAAGGCAAAACACGATCGACAGCAGCTGCTCTATGATCGTGCGAGAAGCCTTCGTGAAGATGGTCTTGGCTATACTGCCATTGCCAGAGATATGGACCTTTCGGAATCTACTGTTCGCAGCATGCTTTCCAACAAGAATATTGCGAAGCGTAATCGTGCCGAAGAGATTGCCGATGTTCTGAAAGAGGAAGTCGACAAGAAAGGCATGATTGATATTTCGGAAGGCGTTTCCAATACCCTTGGCATTTCAGAAGGTCAGCTAGATGAGGCCGCCTATATTCTCGAAGCTGAGCATGGATATTTGAGATATGGCGTTAGCATTCCTGATCCCACAAATAAACGCCAGCAGACCAATGTTACTATTCTTGCTACACCTGATAAAGACCAGCGTTATGCGTATCAGCATCGTGACAAGATCGAATCCGTTGGAGATTACTATTCTGAAGATGGTGGCCAGACCTTCAGGAAGCTTCAGCGGCCGTCTAGTCTCGATTCTAGTCGCGTAACTGTCAGGTATGGCGATGAAGGTGGCAAAGACATGGATGGCGTTATCCAGATTCGCCGTGGTGTTAAGGATTTGTCGCTGGGAAATAGTCATTATGCACAGGTTCGTATTCTTGTCGATAATACTCATTATCTCAAGGGTATGGCCGTTTATGCTGATGACGATCAGTTCCCTCCTGGCAAAGATATTGTGTTTAACACCAACAAGCTCAAAGGCACGCCTATGATGGGTTCTGATGAGACCGTTCTTAAGAAAGCTAAGAAAGATCCTGACAACCCGTTTGGTGCAGCTATTGCAGCCAATGGTCAGAGCGAGTATATTGGCGAAGATGGTAAAAAGCATTTGAGCCCGATCAATAAACTGAAAGAGGAAGGTAAATGGGACGACATGTCTAGAACGCTTTCCTCTCAGTTCTTGTCGAAACAGCCTTCTAAACTCATCAAACAGCAGCTTGATGCTACGGTTAAGCAGTATCAGGATGAATACGATGAGATTATGAAGTATGAGAACCCTGCAATCAAGCGTAAATTGCTTTCTGATTTTGCTGAGCGTGCAGATGGTAATGCCTCTACTTTGAAGGCGGTTTCGTTCCCCGGTCAAACCAGCAAAGTTCTGCTTCCCTTGACTGATATTAAGGAAAATGAATGCTATGCTCCTTCTTACGAGAACGGCACTAAGCTTGCTCTGGTAAGATATCCTCATGCGGGCACATTCGAGATTCCTATTGTAACAGTCAACAATAAGAATAAGTCTGGCGTTAATAATCTGGGTCAGGTTATGGACGCTATTGGCATTAATTCTAAGGTTGCAGAGCGACTGTCTGGTGCGGATTTCGATGGCGATAGCGTAACATGCATTCCCATCACTGCAAAGTCCAACATTAAATCTACTCCTGCGCTTAAAGGTCTTGAAGACTTCGATCCTAAAGTCGATTATGCCATTCCCGAAGGTAATCCCAATCATGTCAAGCTCATGACTAAGGACGATACTCAGAAGGAAATGGGCAAAGTCTCAAACCTTATCACGGACATGACACTACGTGGAGCGCCAGAGGAAGATATTGTTCGTGCAGTTAAGCATTCCATGGTGGTTATCGATGCTGAGAAGCACAAGCTTGACTACAAACGTAGCGAAAGGGAGAACGGCATCGAGGAGCTCAAGAAGAAATGGCAGATTCGGGTGATGGATGATGGCACCATTCACGCAGGTGGTGCTAGCACACTGATCTCCCGTAAGAGCCAGACTGTGGAGGTACCTGAGCGTCAAGGCCAGGGTAGGATCGACCCTAATACGGGTGAAATTCATTATCGTACTACCGGTCGGACCTTCATTGACCCCAAAACTGGAAAAGAAAGAGCTGCAACCGACAAGGTTAACATCATCACCGCTACTCCTGATGTTCGCACCCTTTCCTCCGGCTCTGAGGCCGAGAACCTGTATGCAGACTTCGCTAATCAGCTGAAAGCCATTGCAAATCAGGCTCGCAAATCCATGGTTACCACCGGTCGAGCAAAATATGATCCCCAGGCAGCTAAGCTGTATGACGAGGAAGTCAAATCCATCAACGATAAGCTTAACAAAGTGGCTTTGAATAAGCCTAAGGAGCGTAAGGCAAAGGTTATTGCTAACGCTAACATTAAGGCTAAGATCCAGGCCCAGGCTCTTGACCCCAAAAAGGATGCAAAAGAGATAAGAAAGATTAGCCAGGTAGAGATGGAACGTGCACGAAATGCTGTTTCTGCTAATTCTTCTGGCACAAAGATTAAGTTTACTGACAAGGAATGGGAAGCTATACTTAGTGGTGCCATTTCTGACAGCAAACTTTCTAAGATTCTTAACGTTACAGACAGCGAAGATTTCATGAGTCGCGCAATGCCAAAAGAAAACAAAACAATTTCGACTGCAAAACAATCGAAAGCAAAAGCAATGTATTCTTCTGGTTACACTTACAGAGAAATTGCGGATGCTATTGGTGTTCCGCTTGGCAGTGTTTACGACATTCTTAACGTCAAGAGCTGATTCTGATACGTTTAGAAAGGATGAATGTTTATGACTAAAGTACGGTGCGCCATTACCACGTTTGACAACCCTTATGATCCGTTCGATGAGTTCGATGATTGGTACAGATTTGACATGGACAGGGGTTACAACAGTTGTGGCGTCCTTGCTAGGTTTCTTTACACGTCAGATCAGTTTACTGACGAAGAAAATGCATACGAAACAGAGCGTGCAATCGATTACATTATTACTCACGATCCTTTAAATCGCTTCAAGAAAGTCAAAAGATCCCTCGATCTCCCTGACGAATCTTGAAACCCATAGCGATTTAAGGGATAGCGGGGGGGTCGGAAAATAAAGCACCCCCCATCGAATCGCGCCGGTCTTCGAAAATTCTCCGGGGGTAAATTTTCATATTTGCTCCCGGTGATTTTCATAAGGGTTTATGGGAAAAGGTCAGGACTCCCCTTCAATTCCATTTGCGCACCCACAGTTGTTTCTTGATTCTCCTTTCAGCTGTGCTCTTCACCTCCATATCATTACCCAAAACAGTCTGAGACATTCCATAAACTCTTACGAAAGTCACCGGAAGCATGCATATTTTACCAAAGAAAGGATCGAAAGCCTATGGCAACTAAGAGGGGTTCTTCCGGCACTGGGGCTGGTAGGCCCGCAATGTCGCCTGAAGCTCGAGAAAACCAACTGATTGCGTTAGCAGTAGACTGCGCTGAACGACAGATGCGTGAAGGAACCGCGTCTTCGGCAGTCATTGTTCACTACTTGAAGCTTGGCACCGAGAAAGAACGTCTCGAGCGAGAGAAACTTAAGGCTGAGAATCAGCTACTGCAGGCCAAGACTCAAGCTATTGAAGACGCGAAGACTGAACAGCAGATGTATCTGGATGCTATTGCCGCTATGAAGATGTACAGTGGCGGTGCTAAGGAATGATTAGACGATATTCAGAACTGATTAGGTATGCAACGTTTGATGATCGCTTCAACTACCTCAAGCTCTGGGGCAAAGTTGGAGTTGATACCTTTGGGTTTGATCGCTACCTCAATCAGGATTTTTATAGGTCGAGTGAGTGGAGACGTTTCCGAGATCAGATTATCGTAAGGGATGGTGGCTGTGACTTAGGTCTTGCCGAGTGCCCTATAACAGATTGGATCATTCGAGATGGTATCGCAATTCGGCCTAAGGTCATCATTCATCATTTGAATCCTTTAACCAAAGAGGATATTCTACAGCATACGGATGCACTGTTTGATCCCGAGAACGTTATTTGCGTAAGCGACCGAACACACAAGGCATTGCATTATGGTGACTTGGAACTTGCAAAGCCTAAAGAGTTCGAAGAAAGAACACCTTTTGACACTTGCCCTTGGCGGAAAGGAGCTAACTGATGGATAGCATTCTTACTTCTGTAAAAAAGCTCCTTGGTATTGCCGAGGAGTATACTGCGTTTGATCTGGACATCATCATGAGCATTAATAGCGTGTTTGCTATTCTCGAGCAGCTCGGTGTTGGGCCGGATGGTGGATTTTTTATCACTGATTCAAGCACGACGTGGAATGACTATTTCGGAGCTAGTGAGGATATTGAGCAGAACGAAGCTGTAAAGAACTACATTGCTCTCAAGGTTAAACTTATGTTTGATCCTCCTACGAGCTCTACTGTTATGCAAGCCACTACGAATCTTACTAGCGAGCTTGAATGGCGTCTCAACGTTGCATGCGACAAAACTCATGGTTATGGAGGTTCCGATTCGTCCACAAGCTCTGATTGCGAGAAGGCAATCGACGATTTGCTTAAGGTGATTCTTAATGGCAAATACTAAGAAAGACTTGCCTGACAGTTTTTGGCTTCTCGTCGATCGCTTGAAGGAAATTGCAAACGCGACGAGGTATAAAACCGAAGGCACGGAACTTATGCGGCTTGATAAGATTGACGATGAGATTATGTCCATCGAGCAATCTGGAGAGCAGCATGAAGACTACAAAGGCCCCACTGTGGTTACACCTAAATTCGTAGAGACCGTTCTGGAAACTCAGGACAAGGCTCTCGACAAGGATATTACGGTGAAACCTATTGAGGTCATAACTGTTTCCAATCAAGGTGGGGGAAACACACTAATCATTTGAGGAGGTTATTTATGGCTAGTAAAGTTCAGACCCGTGAAGATGGTCGTTACTATTCTAAGATCGTCATCAATGGCGTAACCAAGATCGATCTGACTGCTGATACCGTTGATGCTGCCCATTTGCTGGAAGGCTTTACCGCTCACGGCAAGAATGGTGCTCCTATTACTGGTACCTGTACGTTCGATGCCGATACTGGCGACGCTACCGCCACCGCTGCTGAGATCCTGACCGGCAAGACTGCGTATGTCACTGGCTCTAAGGTCACGGGTTCGATGGCAAACAACGGCGGTGTCAAGGGCACCATTTCCAATCTGACTACCCCGTACACCATTCCTCAGGGCTATCATGATGGCTCCGGCACCGTGAGCATCGATGTCGAATGCAGAAGGTTCGAACCGTTTTGTCGGAACATACCATGAGGTTAAAATACTTAGCTCGAGTCTTTCCGACGAAGAACTTAGAGCGGCAAGTGAGGTTACGTAAATGTCTCTATCAAACACTGCC